CAGCCGCACCGGGCCGCTCGGCATCGCGATCCGCGGTCTCTTCGACAACATCGGCCGCCTGACGACCTACGCCGCCACCTTCGCGGCCTTCCTCGCCGGTCGCTGGGTCGCGGGCATGGCCGCCGCGGCGCTCTCCGTGCGCGGCCTCGCCATGGCGCTCGTCCTCCTGCGCGGCGCGCTGATCCGCACCGGCATCGGGGCGCTGATCGTCGGCGCAGGCGAGCTCGTCTACCAGTTCACACGCCTCGTCTCCGGAGCGGGCGGCTTTGGTGAGGCGATGTCGCTCCTGAAGGACGTCGCCGTCGAGGTCTGGGAGCGGATCAGGATGGGCGCCGCTGCGGCGGGTGCGGCCGCGACGGCGATGTTCTTCGACCTGAAGGCGGAGGCGGCCTCGGGCATGCAGAGCGCCATCGAGAGCGTAGTGGCGTTCGGCAACACGGCCGCGAACACCTTCGAAGGCGCCTACGAGGCGATCAAGGCGATTTGGGGCCTGCTGCCGGCGGCCATCGGTGATCTGGCGTTCCAGGCGGCCAACAGTCTGGTCGACGGCGTCGAGGCGATGCTGAACGGCGTGGTCTCGCGCATCAACGGCTTCATCGGCGGCATCAACCAGGGNCTCGAAGCACTCGGGTCGGAGCGCCGCATCTCGCTGGTGCCCGACCTCGATCTCGGCGAGATCGAGAACCGCTTCGAGGGCGCGGCCAGTGCCGCCACGACAGCGGCGCAGGCGGCCTTCGACCGGGCCTTCGAGGACAACCCGCTGACCGCGCCCGATCTCGGCCTGACCGACGCGGCGGGCCGGGCACTCGAGTCCGCGAATGTCTACCGCGGCGCCGCGCGCGATCTGGCGGAAGGCGCCCGCGCGCCCCTCGAAAGCTGGCAGGCCCTGCGCGATGCGGTGCGCGGCACCGACGAGGTCAGTGCCGATGCGCTGACCGAGGCCACGGGTGCTGCCGAGCGGCTGGAGACGGCGCTGGGTGATGCGGAACAGGCCGCGACGGGCGCCGGTGCGGCGGCCGGGGCTGCGGCTGCGGCAGCGGAGCCCGCGACCGAAGCTGCCGTCACTGGCTGGCGGGCGGTCACGACGGCGCTGTCCGATTACGCCAGCAAGGCGCGTGAGATCGGCGGCGATATTGGCCAGAGCCTCGTCGGCGCCTTCCAGTCGGCCGAGAACGCGGTGGGCAACTTCGTGAAGACCGGCAAGCTCGACTTCCGCGACATGGTCACGTCGATGATCGCCGACCTTGCCCAGCTCGCGGCGCGGCGTTTCATCCTTGGGCCGATCGCCAATGCGCTCTCCGGCGTGTTCTCCGGGGCGGGCGAGATCTTCGCCAACGTCCTGCATGCGGGCGGGATGGTGGGGTCCGCAGGGCCCTCGCGCATGGTCCCGGCCATGGCTTTCGCCGCCGCGCCCCGGATGCATGGCGGCGGCATGGCCGGACTTCGCCACGACGAGGTGCCCGCGATCCTGCAGCGCGGTGAGCGGGTGCTGTCGCGCCGCGAGGCGCAGAGCTACGGCGCGGGCGGCGGCGTCAACGTCACCATCATGGCCCGTGACGCCGAGAGCTTCCGGCAGTCGCGCACGCAGGTCGCGGCCGATATCGCCCGCGCCGTGTCCCTCGGTCGGAGGGGCATGTGATGGCGTTTCACGAGGTCCGGTTTCCCGACAACATCAGCCGCGGCGCACGCGGTGGACCGGAGCGACGCACGCAGATCGTAGAGCTCGCCTCGGGCGATGAGGAACGCAACGCGAGCTGGGCGAACAGCCGCCGCCGCTATGATGTGGCCTATGGCATCCGCCGCGCGGACGATCTGGCGGCGGTGGTCGCCTTCTTCGAGGCGCGAAACGGGCGGCTCCACGGCTTCCGATTCAAGGATTGGGCCGACCACAAGTCCTGTCTGCCTTCTGGCACAACAGGGCCGACCAATCAGGCGATTGGCACCGGCGACGGCACCACCACTGCGTTCCAGCTGGTCAAGCGCTACGCCTCCGGGGCGCAATCCTGGACGCGCGCCATCGCGAAGCCGGTCGCCGGGACCGTGCACATCGCGCTGTCTGGCGTCGAACAGCTCTCCGGCTGGTCGGTCGATACCGCCACAGGCGTCGTCACCTTCAGCGCTGCGCCGGGCGCTGGCGTCGCGATCACCGCGGGATTCGAGTTCGACGTGCCGGTCCGCTTCGACACCGATGCGCTCGACGTGACGCTCGACCTCGAGCGGCTCGGTTCGATCACCTCCATTCCGCTGCTGGAGATCCGGCGATGAACGACACCGGCAGCTTCGTCGCGGCCGTGCTGCGCGAACTCGCGGCCTCGACGGCCGTGATTCTCGCCGCCTGGGGCGCGCTCGGCGGCGCGACGAACGCGCTGACGACGAAGATGCGGCTGCGCGATGCGCTGCGGCACATCCTGCTCGGCGGCCTGATCGCGGCCGGGATGGGCAGCCTCTCCATGGCCGTGATCACCGCCTGGCTCAGCCTGCCGCCCGAGGCGATCCCCGCAGGCGGGGCGGCGGGCTCGGCCGCCTATCTCGTCGGGGTCTTCGGCCCGGCCTTCATCGAGATGCTGCTCGCCCGCTTGCGCCGCGCCAACGAAGGCGGCGGCGATGAATGAGCTTTTCCGCCTTGCGCGCTCCCTCCGCTGCGAACCCACCGATCCACGGCAGGCCTTCCGCCACCGCCTGGCGGTAGGGCTCGGCGTCGCGGCGCTGATCCTGATCCTCTCGCTTCTTTGGTAATCCCATGCACATGACCGACCGGGGCCTGCTGGCCCTCGTCCGGCACGAAGGACTCGTGCCCGGGCCCTATCTCGATGTGAAACAGGTCTGGACCTTCGGCATCGGCCACACGGCTGCGGCCGGGCCGCCCGATCCGGCGCGGTTGCCCCGCGGCATGCCCGCCGATCTTGATGCCGGGATCCGCGAAGCGTTCCGTGTCTTCCGCGCCGACCTCGTGCGCTACGAGGCCGCCGTCCTGCGCGCCGTGAAGGTGCCGCTGGCGCCGCACGAGTTCGATGCGCTGGTCAGCTTTCACTATAACACCGGCGGCATCGCGAAAGCCGCGCTGACCAAGCACCTCAATGCCGGAAATCGCGTTGCAGCCGCCGACGCATTTCTGAACTGGCGGCGACCGGCCTCGATCATCCCGCGCCGGGAGGCCGAGCGCGACCTGTTCCGGCATGGCCACTATCCCGGCGGCACGATCCCGGTCTGGTCCGTGGACCGCACGGGCCGCGTGGACTTCTCGCGGCCGATCCGTCGCCTGACCGAGAATGAGGCGCTGGCCTTGGCTCGCGGGCCGTCGCGGCTGCCGAGGCCACCGATCCTCGAGCCTGAACCCGACGCGTTTACCGGCTGGCTCGCCCGGCTGGCCGCCTTCTTCTCCACCCTGATCCGGAGGGCCTGATCGCCATGCGTTACGTTCGCCCCAATTCGCTCACGTGGTGGGCGGGACTGCTCGCCATGCTCACCGGCATCGCGTCTCTCGCACTACCCGCCACCGGCCCGTTCGCCGAACTGTCCCGCCTCGTCGCGCTTCTTGCCGGCAGCGGCGACGCCTCTCCCGCTGGCCTCATGTTCCTCGGGCTCGGCCTGATCGGCCTGCGCGACCGGATCGAGCGCGGGTTCCGCGGCGATGCTTGAGTTCCTCGCCGGTCTGGTCGTGGGCGGCAGCCTCGGCGTCTTCGTCGCAGCCCTCTGCTTCGCCGCCGCGCGCGGGGAGCGGGACGATGGCTGAGTTCCTGATTTGGCTGGTCGCCGCTCTGGGCGCGGTCGGAGGCGTCGTCCTCGCAAGGGTCTGGGGGCGCGCGGAGGGGAAGCGCGCGGGCAAACGGGAGGCGGAACGCGATGCGATGGAAGACAAGAACAAGCGTGTCGAGCGGGGGCGTGACGCGGTTCGCGAAGGCCGCGGCGCTGGCGATCCCGCTGAGCGGCTGCGCCGCAACGATGGGCGGTGTGATGCGGGCTGCGCCTCCTATGCCGAGGCGCGGCTCGCCCGGCCGCCTGCCGAGACCGTCGATGCTGTGCCGCCGGACTGGGCGGTCTGGATTGCGGATCTCGACGACCGCATGACGGGGACCTGCCGATGAAGACCTTCGATCCCGCCTTTCAGGCCCATCTCGACGAGGGCACGACGACGCTCGCCTGGTGCTGGCGGATCACGCGGGCCGACGGCGTCGCCCTTGGCTTTACCGATCACGACCGGACGCTGAGTTTCGACGGGACCGACTTCGAGCCCGAGAGCGGGCTCACGGCGTCCGAGGTCCGCTCGGGATCGGACCTGTCCGTCGATGCGCAGGACGCCGAGGGCGTGCTGACCTCGGACCGGATCACCGAGACCGACATCCTCGACGGCCACTGGGACAACGCGGAGGTCGAGGTCTGGCGCGTGAACTGGGCCGACACCGGCCAGCGCGTGCTTATGCGCCGAGGCGCCATCGGCCAGATCCGGCGCGGGCGGCTCGCCTTCGTCGCCGAGGTGCGCTCGCTCGCCCATGTCCTCGGCCAGACGGTGGGGCGGACTTTTCAGGCGACCTGTGACGCCGCGCTCGGCGATGCGCGCTGCGGCGTCGATCTCGAGGATCCCGCCTTTAAGGGCACAGGCGCCGTGATTGATCTGCTGCGCGACCGCGCCTTTACAGCCTCGGGCCTCGGCAGTTTCGCCTCCGGCTGGTTCACCTTCGGCACGCTCGAATGGACCAACGGCGCAAACGCGGGGCGTATGACGGAAGTGCTGGGCCATGACGTGACGGACGGCATCGCCGTGCTGACTCTGCTCGAGGCGCCGGTGCGCCCTATCGCCGAGGGCGACGCCTTCACCATCCGCGCGGGCTGCGACAAGCGCATGGAGACATGTGGGGCCAAGTTTGCGAACACCGCCAACTTCCGCGGTTTCCCGCATATCCCCGGCCAGGATGCCGTGCTGCGGTACGCCACCAAGGATGGCGGGCACGAGGGAGGCGTGCTGTGACCACCGCCGATCCCACCCGCGTCATCGCCATTGCGCGCTCCTGGCTCGGCACGCCGTATCACGACCAGGCCAGCCTGCGCGGCGTCGGCTGCGATTGCCTCGGTCTCGCGCGGGGCGTCTGGCGCGAGGTCGTGGGTCCAGAGCCGTTCCCGATCCCGCCCTACAGCCGCGACTGGGGTGAGACCGGCCCGCGCGAGGTTCTGGCCGAAGGCGCGCGGCGGATGATGATCGAGATGCCGCCCGCCGAGGCTGGTCCCGGCGCGCTGGTCCTCTTCCGCATGAAGCCCCGCGCNATCGCCAAGCAGTTGNCGGGATCCTGACNGGCCCCGCCACCTTCCTCCACGCCTACGAGCGGCTCGGCGTAGATCGAGGAGCAGCTCACACCATCCTGGCGGCGGCGCATCGCCTTCGCTTTCCTGTTTCCGCAACGCTGAGACCCTACCATGGCCACCCTCGTTCTCGGCGCGGCCGGCGCCGCCATTGGCGGTTCGATCGGCGGCGCGATCCTCGGCGTGAGCGACCGCGACCATCGGCGGCTTCATCGGCTCCACCATCGGCTCGGTCGTGGACAGCTGGATCATCTCATCACTGGCGCCGACCCAGCGGATCGAGGGCGCGCGGCTCGACACGCTGCGCATCACCTCGGCCACCGAAGGCGCGGTCATCCCTCGGCTCTACGGTCGCATGCGCATGGGCGGCAACATCATCTGGGCGACCGATTTCCGCGAGGAGGCCAAGACCACCACGCAGGGCGGCGGCAAGGGCGGCGGGGGCGGCAAGGTCAAGACCACCGAGTATCTGTACTATGCGAGTTTCGCGGTCGCGCTCTGCGAGGGCCCGATCACCGGCATCGGCCGCATCTGGGCCGACGGCAAGCCGATGGACCTCTCAGGTGTCACCTGGCGCTGGTATCCCGGAGACGAGACGCAGACGGCTGACCCGTTCATCGCGGCCAGGATGGGCGCGGCCAGCACGCCGGCCTATCGCGGCGCCGCCTATGTGGTCTTCGAGGAGCTGGCGCTCTCGACCTATGGCAACCGCCTGCCGCAGCTGTCCTTCGAGGTGTTCCGTCCGCTCGCCGATCCCGACACCGCTGAGGGGCTGACCCGCGCCGTCACCATGATCCCGGCCTCGGGCGAGTTCACCTACGCGACGCAGGCGATCCGCAAGACCGATGGCGGCGCGACGGTGCCCGAGAACCTGAACGCGCTGGCCGACTCCACCGACATGGTGGAGGCGCTGGACAGGCTGCAGGCGATGGCCCCGGCGGTCGAGAGCGTCAGCCTCGTGGTCGCCTGGTTCGGCGACGATCTGCGGGCAGGCTCCTGGAAGGTTCGGCCGGGCGTCGAGGTGTCGGCCAAGTCGACCACGCCTGCCAGCTGGTCGGTGAATGGCGTGAGCCGCGCCAGCGCCTTCCTCGTCAGCCGCGACGATCAGGACCGACCGGTCTATGGCGGCACGCCGTCCGACTTCGCCGTTGTGCAGGCAATCCAGGAGATGAAGGCGCGCGGGCTGCGCGTCACCTTCTACCCGTTCATCCTGATGGACGTGCCGCCCGGCAACACGCTGCCGAACCCGTATTCGGACAACGCCGCGGAGACTGGCCAGCCTGCCTTCCCCTGGCGCGGCCGGATCACCTGTTCGCCCGCCACAGGGTTCGCCGGGAGCGTGGACAAGACCGCCACGGCCGCCGCGCAGGTCGCGGCGCTTTTCGGCGCGGCGACGCCCGCGAGCTTCAGCGTCTCGGGCGAGAGCGTGAGTTGGACCGGCCCATCCGGCGACTGGGGTCTGCGCCGCATGGTGCTGCACTACGCCCATCTCTGCGCGGCAGCGGGCGGGGTCGACGCCTTCCTGATCGGCACCGAGATGCCGGGGCTGACGACCATCCGCTCGGGCGCGTCCACCTATCCGGCGGTGCAGGGCTATCGGGACCTGCTCGCGGATGTGCGGTCGATCCTCGGGACCGGGACGAAGATCGGCTATGCCGCCGACTGGTCGGAATACTTCGGGCATCAGCCGGGCGATGGCAGCGCTGACGTGTTCTTCCACCTCGATCCGCTCTGGGCCGATCCGGAGATCGATTTCGTCGGCATCGACAACTACATGCCGCTCTCCGACTGGCGGGACGGGTTCGAGCATCTCGACGCGGCCGAGGGCTGGCCCGCGATCTACGACCGGGCCTATCTGCAGGGGAACATCGCGGGCGGCGAAGGCTTCGACTGGTTCTATGCCAGCGCGGCCGATCGTTCGGCGCAGATCCGGACCGCGATCACCGACGGCGCGGCGGCCAAGCCATGGGTGTTCCGCTACAAGGATCTGCGCGCCTGGTGGTCAAACGCGCATTACGATCGCCCGGGCGGGGTGGAGAACGAGACTCCGACGGCGTGGGCGCCGCAGTCCAAGCCCATCTGGTTCACCGAGCTCGGCTGTCCCGCCATCGACCGCGGCACCAACCAGCCGAACGTCTTCTTCGACCCGAAGTCCTCGGAAAGCTTCACGCCGCATTTCTCGCGGGGCTGGCGCGATGACGCCATCCAGCGGGCTTATCTCGAGGCGACGTATCTTTGGTGGGGCGAGGCCGCGAACAACCCGCTGTCCTCAGTCTATGGCGGCCGGATGGTGCATGTGCCCGAATGCGCCGCCTGGACCTGGGACGCGCGGCCATATCCGTTCTTCCCGGCTCTGACCGACGTCTGGACGGACGGCGCGAACTGGCGGCTCGGGCACTGGCTGACGGGGCGGCTCGGCGCGGTGTCGTTGGCCGCGCTCGTGCGGCACCTCTGCCTGCGCGCCGGGCTGCCTGAGTCCCGGATCGACGTGACCGGGCTCTGGGGCGCGGTCGAGGGCTACGCCATCACGGCGCTGGAAAGCCCGCGCGCCTCGATCACCACGCTGTCGCGTCACTTCGGCTTCGACGCGGTGGAGACCGAGGGCGTGATCCGCTTCGTGATGCGCGGGCGGGCCTCCGTCGCCACCCTCGAACCCGACGATCTGGTCGCCGCCCGCGAGGGCGATGTGCTGGAACTGACCCGCGGCCAGGAGACAGAACTGCCGCAGGCCCTGAAATGGCAGGTCGCCCGCGCCGACGAGGATTACGACGCGGCCCTCGTCGAGGCGCGGCGCATCACGGTGGACACGACGCGCATCGCCTCGGAATCCTTTCCCATGGCCGTGCCGCCCGAAGAGGCCGAACGCCGCTGCCGCCGCGCGTTGATGGAGGCGTGGGTGGGGCGCGAAACGGCGGCGTTCCGTCTGCCGCCCTCGCGGCTGGCGCTCGGTCCGGCCGACGCGATCCGGCTGGCGCATGACGGGCGGCTGGTCGACTTGCGGCTCGTCTCCATCGCCGACGCCGAGGCGCGTGGCATCGAGGCAGTGCGCCAGGATCGCGCGACCTACGACCTGCCGCCTGGCGATCCCCGCGCAGCTTCACTGACGCGCGCTGTCGTGTTCGGCGCGCCGGACGCGGTGCTGCTGGACCTGCCGCAGCTGACCGAGGACCAGCCCGCGCACCGGCCGCTGGTCGCCGCGCACGCCGTTCCCTGGCCGGGCGAGATGGCGGTGTTCCGCAGCCCCTCGACGGACGGGTTCGAGCTGCTGACCACGTTCGGCAGCCGCGCCCGGATCGGGGCTCTGGTCTCCGACTTCTTCGCGGGCCCCACCTCGCGCTTCGACCTTGGCAATGTGCTGGTGGTCGATCTGCTGACCGGCACGCTGGAGAGTGTCACCGACCTGACGCTCTTCGGCGGCGCCAACGCGCTGGCCATCGAGGCCAGTCCCGGCGTCTGGGAGATCGTGCAGGCGTGCGCGGCGGAGCTGCTGGCGCCCGGCAGGTATCGGCTGACACGTCTACTGCGCGGCCAGCGCGGTACGGAAGGCGCGATGGGCAACCCGGCCCCTGCTGGCGCCCGCGTCGCGGTGATCGACGACAGCCTCGCATCGCTGCCCATCGCCGAGGCTGATCTCGGCATCCCGTGGAACTGGCGCATCGGACCAGCCAGCCGTCCGGTCAGCGACGAGACCTATGTGGGGCAGACCTTCACGCCTGAGGGCGTCGGGCTGCGGCCGTTCTCGGTCGCCCATGTCGAGCAGCCATGGCGCAGGCCGCGCACGCCTGGCGATCTGACCATCCGCTGGACGCGCCGGTCCCGCGCGCTCGCGGCCGACAGCTGGGGCGGGCTTGAGGTGCCGCTGGCCGAGGAGCTCGAAGCCTACGAGGTCGAGATCCTCGACGGTGCCACGGTGAAGCGCGTCCTGAGCACGGCCACCACCAGCGCCGTCTACACCACCGCCCAGCAAACCGCCGACTGGGGCGGGCCGCTCGGCCCCGGCGACACGCTCGACATCCGCATCTTCCAGCTCTCCGCCCTCGTCGGGCGGGGCGCGCCCAAGACCGTCACGCTGATACTCTGAAGGCCATCCCATGTCCGACGCCACTACCCATCTCCTGCTGCCCTACATCCTGGCGGCGCAGGCCCAGAAGCATGTCACGCACAACGAGGCGCTGCTGATCCTCGACGGGCTCGTCCAGCTCTCGGTGTTCGACCGGGACCTGACCGCGCCGCCTGGTTCGCCCGCCGATGGCGACCGCTACATCGTCGGCTCGGGCGCGACGGGCGATTGGGCCGGCTGGGATCTGAACGTCGCGCTCTGGACCGATGGTACCTGGCTGCGCCTGCCACCGCGCACCGGCTGGCGGGCGTGGGTCGAGGACGAGGGCCTGCTGATGGTCTACGACGGGTCTGGCTGGGTCGGTACCACGCCCGCGGCGCTGCAGAACCTCGCCCTGCTCGGCCTCGGCACAACGGCGGACGCCTCAAACCCGTTCTCGGCCAAGCTGAACGCCGCGCTCTGGACCGCGAAGACCGTGGCCGAGGGCGGGACCGGCGATTTGTTCTACACCATGAACAAGGAGGCCGCGGGCGACGATCTCGGGCTGACGCTGCAGACCGGCTTTTCTACCCGCGCGCTGGTCGGCCTCTTCGGCTCCGACCGCTTCCGCCTCGCGGTCTCCGCCGACGGCAGCACCTTCTTCGACGGACTCAGTGTCGACAACGCCACCGGCATCGTCGACCAGCCGCGACTGCCGCGGTTCAAGGCGTACACGAACTACGACAATTACGTGGGCGTCGGGACCTGGACGAAGATCGGCCTCAACAACACCGACTACAACGATCAGGGCGCGTTCGACGCCGCCAACAACCACTTCGTGGCGCCCGTGGACGGCACCTACCTCTTCGGCGCGACGCTCCTCTACAAGATCAACGCCAGCGCCACAGCGAGGATGCGCGGGCGGCTGGTGCTGAACGGGACAATCGAAATCCGCGGCTCCCTCGGCGAAATCTCCGCCACCCATGTCTCGCTCGCCACCGCGATCTGGCTGCAGACCATGGTCCCGCTGACGGCAGGCGATACCGTCGAGCTGCAGGGGTATTTCCGCGTCGCGGACGGCTACTTCGCCGCCGATCACACGTCCTTCTGGGGCTGCAAGGTCGGGTGAGCGGCGGGAGGAGGATCCGGCCAGCCGCTCAATATTGATCTGGGGTCGCAATAGTCCTCTAGTATCCGTCCGGCGTGACTGCCCTGATTTAGTGCTTCCGGGGCTGATAGTGTCCACCATCGATGGTGGACACCGTGAGGCACTCTATGGCGGTCAGGAAGAGCTTGAAGAAACGGGTCTGGTCGGATGACGAGAAGCGGTCGATCTGCGTTCAGACGTTGACGCCGGGCGTGTCGGTCGCGCAGGTCGCACGGCGCTATTCGATGAACTCCAACCTGATTTTCAAGTGGTTGAAGGACCCTCGGTTTGCGCCTCCTGCATTGGATGGCGCGCCTTCGGCAGGCGACGAGCATGCATTTCTGCCTGTGGAGATCGCGTGTGCGGCCCAGGATCATGCGCGGGACGCGGCACCCTCCCTCAAGCTCTCTTCGGTGTCGCGGCCGGTCGCGGCGCAACGTGTCGACATCACCTTGTCGGACGGGCGGCGGATCACGGTGGAAGGGCCGACGACGTTGGCAGCCGTGATCGGTCTCGTCGAAGGGCTGATGACATGATCCCGGTGCCAGGCAACACCCGGATCTGGCTGGCTGCCGGGGTGACCGACATGCGGCGCGGATTCAACACGCTGGCGGCGCAGGCCGAAAAGGTCCTGGAGGAAGACCCGTATTCGGGCCACCTGTTCATCTTTCGCGGGCGCCGGGGTGACCTTTTGAAGATCATCTGGTGGGATGCCCAGGGGGCCTGCGTTTTTTCCAAAC